TTCTGTATGCTTCATCTTTTTTAGCATGACCATTATAAGAATGATCACCATAAGTTTCTTCTACAGCAACATAAGCAGCATTATTATTTGTACAAAATGATCTTAAACTTACATCATCAAATTTTCTATACAATTTAAAATCATATGATATATCAATTAATTTTTGAAAATGTTTTTGTGGTGCTTCAAATCTAACTCCTATTTGTACAGGTTTAGGTTCTGTTGGTAAGTCATATTTTTCAGCTAATTGTTTTCCAAAATCAATACCTGATTTACCTACACCAAAAATAAGTCTATCATAGTTAAATTGTGATATATCTGTATAAACTTCTTGTTTATCAAAATCAATATTAGTTACTTTTTCTTTCCACCTAAATCTAACATTATTATCAGTTAAATATGTATACCAATTTTTACCAATTTCATGTAAATAATCGGTTCCTATGTGCCATACAGGAAATAATCGCAAACCAAAATAAGGTTTAATAAACTCTGGTTCTTCTACTGGATGTGAACATTGAATTACTTCAGGTTTAGGGTGAAATCTTCTAAAATTATCAATAACTTGATCCATTAATTCCATAGCTTTTTCATCACCACAGTATTTAGACATATGACCTCCTATAGATGTATGGTAAGTTAATTTACCATCTGACCATCCACCAGCACCCATAAAACCTGTCATTACTTCTTCAGGTTTACGGTTAAAAGGATCATTACCCATATCAATTATAGTAATATTACCTTTATAATTGTTATCAACTAATTTTGTAGCCGCATTTACTCCTGCGACTCCTGCTCCTATTATTAATGTATTTTCCATATTTTATATATTATAATAAAAAAAGAGCTGTAGACCAAATGAGGCCACAGCTCTCTAAAATTAATTTAATCGTTCGGCTATGAATCGAACTTTATTTTTTACTTCTTTTTTCTAAAGATCTACCACCAAAATAAGCACCAATTACAGTAATTAGTACTAATTGAAGTAAATCTGTCCATTTTTCTTCAACAGTAAACTTAATTGTTCCTGCATCAATAAATATCATAAGCATTGTACAGACAACAAGAAATATAAGAACAAGGGGTCTTACATTTTTACTTAACCAACTATCTGAATTCATATCAGCTTGCCAACGGTCAGTTATATTACGTTCCATTTCAGCTTCATGGCTCATTATTAGTTCTTTTAATTTTCTTTTTGCTTCTAATTTTTCATCTTTTGTTGTGGTTAAATTATCTAAAACACCACCTACAGATTCAACTAATTTACTAGTTCCTCCCGAAAATAACTTGTTTAATAAATTCATAACGTTTTTATTTTTATTTAAATATATTACTAAAATCTTTAGCTCTTAAATTCATTAGAGCTAATATATCACCATCTGTTTTATCATTTATTTTATTAGGTAGTCCAAATTTTCCTTTTGTTCTATCTTTTATAAAATCATTAAAAGTTGGTTTAAATTTTTTAAATTCAGGTTTATTTAAAATCTGAAGTATTTTTTTACCTCTAGTTACTAAAGCATCTTCTTCATCTAAAATTCCAGGAGGTCTACCTGTTTTAGTAAATCTGCTTTTAGCTTGACCTTGAGTAGTTAATGTAGCACTTCCATAAGCATTTGCTCCTATTTCATTTAGTACTTCTTGTATTGTTTCTTTTATTATTTTATGGATATCTGATTTTTTCATAGTTTCTTCAAATCTTGTAAAACGTGTTCTATTAGGATTTTTAAATGCGGGTTCATGTTTATAATGTTTGCCGTCACCTCCATATGCATTTTTTTTAGTATAATTTTCTATCTCTTCTCCATCATCAGAAAAAGGTCTGGGAGAAGTCTGTAAGTTGCCCCCTCCTTTATGGTGATTTCTCCCACCAGCTCCTGTTCCATATTCTCTTATTTGTTTTTTATAATTATCTTCAAAATCTCTAAACATCATATTACCCTTAAGATAAGCTTCCATTTCCATTTTTCTCATATGGCCATCTTCTTGAGCATAATTAGGAGAAGAAGCATCACCTAAATTTAAATCACCTCTTTCATTTTGATGGTGATGAATTAATTCATGAGCAAAAGATCTACAAATGTCTTTTGGATGTCTACCTGTTATGTATAATACTACTACTTCTGAATCAGGGGCGTAATAAGCAGTTCTTCCAAATATATTTTTTGAATTTTCTTCATCATGTTTTAAAATAAGTTTAGGATCTTTTTCTATGCCTAATCTTTCTTTTAAATTTTTATATATTTCTATTAATGCTTCTTTTAGTTCCATTATGTTGCTGGTTCTTCTGCTGGTTCTTCAGCAGGTTCTTCTGTTTCCCCTCCTGTATCTCCCCCTACGTCTCCGCCTCCTTCTTCATCTCCCGTAGATTTAATAATAGGTTTTGTTTGCAAATCATTTAAAGCATCTAAAGCTAAAGGTAATTGTTTTTGATCTAGAATATCATATTCTTTATCAAAGATATTAACTAAACCAAATCCAAAACCATTACCTATATCACTAATAGTAAAAGATTGATTATTATTTAAATATATTCTGTAAGAGGGGTTTATAGATTTTATAGCTTGAATACCATTAATATGGTTTTTTTTTAATTTTAAACGACCTAATAGAGTTATTTTAGCATCGTTAGGTAAAGACATCTTTATCATTTTACCTTCTTTTAAAGATTTTAATTCTTTTTTAATGTATTCTCTAAGCTGTTTCATTACTAGTCTCTTTTATATCCTATAAAAAATCCACTTTTTACTTTAAATCTAGCTATAGGACCTTCTATAAAAGATCCATTTGGTACTGTTATATCAGATGCAATAATTCCTGAAGGAGTAAACGCAGATTCTGGATTTGTTAATTCTCCAAATTCGATTCTTTCTAACACTGAATTCGCATTATATGCTCCTAATGCTTGTACTCTTACAAAACTTCCCGTTTGTTCAGCTGATCCAGGTAATGAGGCTGATACTACTCCTTTTGTATATAAATATGCCATAATTATTTATTTTTAATTGCTTTATTAATTTTTTCTCTTCTATTTTTTAAATATTTATCTGTTTTATCTACTTTACCATCATTATTAATATCATCATCTTCTTGCCCTACTGGGTCAAGTTTTTCTTTAGTTAAACCTGATGCTAATTTCTTTTCACCCATTTCAATTCCTGTTTCTGTTCCTTTTGGATTATTAACCATATCTCTAGCTGAGTTTTTAAATTCTTTTTCACTCATTTCTAATTCTAATTTCATTTTTTTATAACTTTCATACTGTCTCCTAGCATTAGCTACAAAAGCTTCTGGAACTTGTGTTCCTTTTGAAGCATAATCTTGAATAATTTCTTCATTAGTCATACCTTCATCAAATGCTTCAAAAAATCTTTTCATAGCACCTTCCATTAGAATAGCTCTTTTTTTATATGTATCTAAATGTTCCATTAGATTATCGTCTCTTCTAAGAAATTCATATTCTAAATAATGATAAACTGCTGACATATAATCACTTGCTTTTGTAATTTTAGATTGGACCCAAGCAGGTAATTGTTCCATATCATCTAACATTTTAGTTAGTTTCATAACATATCTTCCCATTTTATACATTTGAGATTTAGCCATTCTACCTTCATCATCCATATAATCATCTTTACCTATATCGTTTGTAAAAGACATCTCTTCTAAAGCTTTATCTGCTTGGTCTGCTTGTTGTTTTTGTTTATCTGCCTTTGTTTTCATTAAAGCAGATATTTCTAGTCTTTTTTTATTAATTTGATCATCTAATCCTGAAATTTCATCAGCTAAATCTTCATTTAAAATAGTTTGGTTTTTCATTTTTTTAATTTTTTTTCAATATATTTACGGCTCTTTTTTATTGATGTTTTTACACTTTTACTAAGTTCTTTTTTATTAACACCTCCCGTCCATTTTTCAATTACACCATCTTCTGATACATATTGAGAATTTGATGTATTATTTATTGCATCTAATAAATATGACTCTATTTCATTAACTATAGTAAAAGCATTTTTATATTTAAGTTTTTCTTTATACTCTTTATATTTCCCTTTAATTTTTAATTTATGTTCAAATTCTATAACACAATCATGACACTTTTTATGAACTCTATAGTTAAATTTATCTAATCTTTTTTTCATAACTTTACTACAATTGGGACAACATAAAGGCATAAATACTTCTTTTTTTACGTTGTCTAATTTAGATATAGTTTGTTTAATACCATTTTTAATAGTCCATGTTTTTTTATTTTCTATCCAAATGTCTCCTTCTTTTCTTTCTACTTTAGATTTTTTATATCCTATTTGTGTTTCTGATGAAAAATTTGCATTACCCTTAATTAGGTTTCGCATTCTATCTACATCTTTTCTTTTAAATTCTTTTTTTAACATAACTTTTTATTTAATCTAATCCTGTTGTTCTACCTGCTCTTCTTTCTCTATCTAAAAAAGCTGCTTTAGCTTGTATAGACATTTCCTTATCTTTATTAAATTCTTTATCTTTTACTTTTACTTGATCATACCAAACAGCATTTGGGTCGAAAAATACTTTAATATTACCAAATCTATTTTTTGTTTCTGATTTCCAATCTTCTAAATCCCTTTCATTACGAACCATTCTTGAACTATCATTAGGGTTAGGAAATGCTACTTCTCCTTTAGGAAAAAATTGCCTTACTATATCAATAGTTAATTCATCTAAAGTATATCCTTGTTCTAAATTTTCTTTAATTACTTCCCTGATAATATTTCTTAACTCTGATTTTTTCATTATCTAAATGATGTTGCTAATCCACCTAAAATAAATTTACCTGTTATTTTAAAAGGTACATCTGTTATATTTTTATCTCTAATTACTACTCCTTCATGGTTATCTACTGATCCCATAGGAGAATCTAATACTTTGAGTACTTCATCACCTAATTTTTCAGTAGCAAGATATGTAACAAATCCTTGTATAGCTTTTTTTCTATCTTCTGCATCTTCAAATAAACCATCTACATTTTCACCATTAAGAATAGCTAAATATACTTGTTTAGATACAGCACCTACTTTTTTTCTATTTACAGTACTACTATCTTTTTCATAATCTACGTTCATAAATATAAAATCTTCTTCGGGGATATTATCTACCATATCTAACCATTGTTTTAATGATTTTGTTTCTGATTTTTCTCCAGCATTTACTGTATAAGTTTTTGATAATGCTGCATTAAAATTAGGTTTTTTCTTCATTTTAGTAGGTACAGAACCATAAATCTCATATCCTTTCTTTTTAGCAATAGGTATTAAATTATTTACTAATGATTGTAAAGCTGATTTATCATAAGATATTTCAGAAGACACTCTTTTAGTTAATGGTCCTCTTTTACCTTGTACTTCTTTATTTTCTATTCTATTTAAGCCATGTATAGCTATAAAATTAGAACCATACTCTTGAACATTAGTTTTTCCACTAACATACTCCATATTAAATAATATATTAGGATCATCAAATGCTCCTAAAGCTATTAAATCACTTTTTATACTAGGTAAAGCACTATTAAATAAATCTAATACTTCTCCTCCTGTTTTTACCATTCCATGTCCATCTCCAAATCTTTTTAATAAATCATCTTTTGTAATTCCTTTTACATCAAGTTCTTTTTTAGAACCCCTATCCATCACAAATTGTTTTTTACCATCTAAATCAATCAATCTAATTGAAGCATTAACTCCATCTATTTTTACAGCTCCTGGGTTTTTATCTAATGAATCTGCTGATTTTTCAAATATATCTAATAAATCTCTACCACTATTAACATTTGATAAATTAAAAGGATGTGCCATATGCCCTGCTGCCCCTCCTTCTACTAATAATGTTTCATTTATTATTTCTTTCCACCAATCTTTAGTAAAAACATTTTCCTTTTTCATTCTTTGTGTTTTTCTTTTAGATGCTTCTTTACGTTTTTTAATATATTCAAATCCTGATCTTAAACGTTTTTTAACAGCAGGGTCTTTAGCTTTACTTAAAGCAGCTCTTACTCTTTGATGTATTAAGTTTATAATTTGAGATTGACGTTTATGTGGTTTACTTTTAAATGACTTTTTGCTTAAAGTATCTACTATATCTTGTCTAGTACTAAACTTAACACTTACTGTATCTGATGGATTTTCATCAGTATATAATCTTCTACCTGACCCTTTTGGTTTTTTACCTGTTCCTACTTTAGGGTCAGCTTCATTAATAGGTTTATAAGCAGAACCATAAGGTGCTGATTTACCTTTATGTTTAATTTGTGATTTAGGGTCTATATTTTCTCTTTTTGAACTAAGATTAGTAGTTGTTTTTAATGTTTTAGCTAAATTTAAAGCTTTAAGATATTTTTTATCTTTATCATTTAAGCTTTTTCTTTTTTTAAGACTAGATATTGCTTTAGTTATTCTTGATAAAGGAATCTTTTCTCCTTTTTTAATTCTAAGTCTTTTCCTAACAGTACCCTGTTTTAGGTTGCCAGCTTTTTTTCCTTTAGCAGCCATTTTTTCATAAGTATCTCCTTCATTCATATTTTTTGTTGATTTTCTAATTAAACCCCATTTTGGTAATTTTTTACCTTGATATTCTCCATCCATTTGAAAATTTCTTATTGTGTATTTTTTACCATCTTTATCTTCTAAAGATAACTTATATCTATTTACTCCTTCTCTACTATTTTTTATTACTTTTAATTGTAATGATTTTTTTAATTTTTTACTACCTAAAGGAAAACCTTTAGGAGCTCTTAAAACATCACCAGGAAGTATTTGACCTTTATAATTTGATAATTCTATTCCTATTTCTTCTAAATAACCTCTTTTTTTAGCTTGTTTAGGACTATTTGTAAAAGTATCACTTGCTTGATATCTTACTTTCTGTACTTGATCTGCTTTATAAGGGGGATACATTCCTTCCTTTTTAGCTAACTTTGTAGCAGTAGCTAATTTTACAGATTTCCAATCTTTACCATAACGTTTTTTAAATTCATTATCTGGTAAATCTTTAGCTATTCTTTCTCTTCTTTTAAGTTCTGCTTTTGAGAGTTCTCTATCATATATGTACATTGAATTGCCCATTATTTCTTCTAACTCTTCAAAATATTTTCTTGTAAGAGTACCTTTTAAATAATCAGGAACTTTCATATATTGATTACCTTGTTTTTTAAGATCTTTTTTTAAACGTTTTAAATTTTTAGCATGTTTTTTCTTTTCAGGTTCAGTCATCATACCCATCATCATTTCTCTAACGGTTGCAGGATCTTCTACTTTTAATTTTATGTTAGGGTATTCTTTTTGTAAATTAGAAACAGCATCTCTATTTTCTTTTGAATCATCAATAAAATAAATATTTTTATATCCTTTATCTATATAATTTTTTATCCAATTAGCTTTATCTTGACCTGTTACTTTTCCATCTACTTGTAAACCTAAAGGTACTACATATACATCTAGTCCTAATTCTTTTTTTAAATATCTAGTTACAGGATGTCCTATAGATCTAGCTGTTAATATAGTTGTTTTTATTTGAGGGTTACCTAATGATTTTTTTAGTTTATTTACAACACCTGTATTTACTATAGCATCAGATATTTGTCTTTCAAATTCTTTAAAATCATAGGTTATATCGTATCCTTTTAATTTACCCTCTAATTCTTTACTTTTTTCAGGAAATTTTTCTGAAGGGATATTTATCATTCTAAAAAAATCTGGATCGTTTGGTTTTGTAATTACCGTTTTTATATTAGATTTTACTTGTGTTATAGTGTCATCAAAATCATAAACATGTAAAGTTTTTCCTTTTATTTCTTCTTCATACATTCCTCCAAAACCCATTCCTCCTCCTGTGTACATTCCTCCTCTTTTATATTTATATGCCCGTGGAATATCATCTTTTTTAGTTTTACCTCTTTTAAAATCATTACTCTTCATATAATCTAAAACTTTATCATTTGGGTTATATAAATCTTCTTCTAATTGTTTAGACATAGCTCTAACATCTTTAGCAAGTCCTATTTCTTTAGTAGCAGAAAAAACCACATTCCATGCTTCAGCTTTTTGTTCATTAGATAAATGGTTTGGTAAAAAATTATAAAAACTTATTTTATCATTATTTTTAATAAAATTTCTCATTTCAGTACCTGAAATACCTCCAGATTGAGGGGGTACTAATATAGTTTCAAATTTTATTTTTTTAGGTTTTGCAAATTTACCTATATTAGCATATCTTTTATCATTAACGTCTTTTTCTCCTAAACCTAAATAAATTTTAGATCCTTCAGGAGCTTCTTTTTCTATAAAATCATATACATCTCTTACGGGAGATGGAGAGTCTGAAGATAGTATTGAAATTTTATTTGCTAAAGGATCTTTATCAGATGTCCTATATAAATTAAAAAGTTTAAGAGCCATTTCTCTTGAAATATTATCCCTAACTTTAGATCCTACTTTTACTATTACAGAATCTGCATCTGTATTGGCTGCTAACCATTTAGCCATATTATAATGACCAGCATGGGGAGGTTTAAATCCTCCAGGTAAAAGTGCAATTTTTTCCATTAATGGTTAGTTTTTATTATAAATATAAAAAATTATAGTAAGGCCATTCTTTTTTTCATTAAAATTGAAGTTGTAAGTTCTGTAGCTTTATGTAATAATTTTGTAAATTCTTCAAATCCTAATTCACTAGGATCTTTACCTTGCATTTCTATAAAATAAACATGCTTTCCATAACCAATAAACGTTTCAGCATGTTTAAGAGCGTCTTTTAAAGCATCATCATCTAAAGCGAGATATATTTTTTTAACATTACTTTCAATAATTTTTTTCATTAATGATGAAGATATTTTTTTACCAAATAAAGGTATTGCATTTCGTTTAATAGTCATTGCATCAAATGCTCCCTCGCATAAAATTAACGGAAGATCCCAATTTATAAGCATTTCAAAACCAACTATGTCCTTTGTGGTGGGAGCTAATTTATGTTTAATATACGCATTTTTATCAAAAGATCTACCTACATAATAATTAAGAATACCATTTGCATCATATGATGGGATTATTACCATATTTTTTAAATCACCTTGTTCACTATAATGTATATTATATTTAACTATGTCTTGTTGAGATATACCTCTTTGATCTAAATAATGTAAAGCATGTCTTGATAATATAGCAGATGAAGAAATTAAAGGTTGAACACCTTCAGGTAAATTTAGAGATGATATTTCTTTTTTTACTATTTGTTTTTTAAAATTATACTGATTATCTAATTCTTTTAAAGTTGAATAAATAGATGCAGGAGCGTTAGCTTTCCTTAATAACTGATAAGCTCTGTGGCCTTTATAACCACAAACCCAACATTGAAATTTTTGTGATTGTAAATTAAATGTAAGTTTTTTTTTATGATGATTACAACTAGGACAATGAAATACAGCTTCGTCGCCACCTCTAGCTGATTTACTTTTACCTAATACGGATTCTAATAGTTGTTTTAATAGATCTTCCTTCATACTATAATTGTATGAAAAATAAACACCTAAGCAAAATCTTTATCGAAAAATTTACCGAGAATATTGTCATTAAGGTAAGACCTACTTTCAAGCACACCAAGTGTGAATTGGTATTTACATTCAAGATATGTTAATTCTTTTTTATAATAAGCAATTTCTAAAATTTCTCTTTTTAAATCTTTTTCGTTTGCTTCTTTTATAAAACTATGAGAACCATAGTAATTTTTCCAATCGCTTTCTTTAAGTACTCTTTTATAAACAGGAGGTCTACCTTTTCCTTCCCAAAGTAGTTTTTCTTTTTTACCTAATTTTTTCTTTAAATTATACATTAAAGACTTTTTACCAATATATTTTTTATTTGTAGGTAAATGAGTTGTTTGATAAACAAAACCAAAGGCATTGTTTGGTAGATCAGAAATATCATTGATTTCTTTATTTTTATATAACCATTTCATATTTTATTATGCTATTATTTTTACTAATCCTGAATTTAATTTTACTTTACCGGAATTTAATTTTATTAAACCACCAGAAGGATCAGCTACATTATATTTAACTCTTACATAAATATGATCTATTAATGCTGTTCCAACGGCACCTGCTTCTGTAATGTAAGTAAGTTTTACTCTAAGAGTATTTATATCATTTTCTGTAAATGCTGCACTGGTTAAACCATTTGTTGTGTGTGTTGTTAAATTTACTAATTGATCTGTGGTTTGAGAAAATGAAGAAAACTGTGTATTTATTTGAGTATTAGAACCATTCAACATTTCCATTTGAATTACTGCTGTAGCTGCTGCTTGGGCTTGACTTTCATGTCTTATTTGGGCCTCTAATATAGAGGTAGGTGTTTGAGATAAATTTGTTAATTCAAAAATTATATTAGTACCACTAGAACAATCAAAAGACGCTCTACTATCATCAGAAGCTACTGTATTACCAAAATCAGTTACACCTGTACTACTTACTACGGAACTTTGTACTAAATCTTCTGTTATTGTTGCCATATTACAATCCGTTTATTTCTGCTATATTTGCTGTTGCTATTCCGTTTACTTCTCCTATATCTGCTGATGCTACTCCATTTACATCATTACCATATCCAGCTACTACATAAACAACTTCAATATAAAGTTGTTCAACAATATGATTACCGGGTAATCCCACACAAGTTAAAAAAACTCCTAAATCATCTAAATCGCTATCTGTCCATGCACTTGAACCATCAGAAGTTGTTCTTGTAGTTCCTGTAAATGTTTGGAAACCTGCTCCTGCAGTATTTGCATGAGTTTCTGAATATAAAGAAGTACCAGCACCTCCGGAGGATAAATCTCGTATTGCAACTGTAGCATCAGCACTACCACCTCTAGCATCAAGTTTAATTATTAATTTATGATTAATACTAGTTATAGAACCTACATTTAAACCCGAAAAATCAAAATCATCTAAAGTAAGTATTGCTTTACCTGTTTGGCCACCAAGAGTTTTCCATACGTTGCTTGTGTCACCTTGTGAAAGGTGTGATGGTGTTGTTGAAAAACTTGTATTCCAACCATTTATACTAACTGTCCCATCAGGATTTAAAACTGTTGTTGCCATATTATTCTACTTTATCAGTTGTAATAAGATTATTGTTTATTGTATTATTTATCATATTTGCTGTACATTTTACATATGGTTGATTTTTAAAACTTTTTATAAAATTTTTATGTTTATCAATATTTATTTGTCCTCCTACATATACAATATCATCATATATTAAA